CCACGGCACGTACCATCTGGAGAGGTACATAAGGGCAATAGAACAGACCAGCATCATAAGGATTGGTTCCCTTGTAACCAACAACGTAATACTGCTCAGGAGCAAGGTTGGCAGCAAATGGGTCAATGTAAACTCTGAACTTACCGTTAAGAACACCAGCAAAAGTATTGCCAGTATCATCAACGTTCAGGTTAGCATTGAGTGCTGGGGTATAATCAAGGAGACCTGCCATTGTCAGAGCAGAAGCAACGTCAGCAGAACAAAGGATAACGTTACCCTTTCCTCTACGAGTTCTTTGTGCGATTGCGTTTGCGTCTCTTTCGAGTTGGAACAGAAGACCCTTGAACTTCTCAACTGACCAACGACCGTTGGAATCAACATCGAGGTCAAACTGACCTGCGGTTGCAACGTTGGTCTGAGCACCGGGTTCAGCAATCTTGTAGATAGTACGGATAACTTCACGGTTGATTTCAGCAAGAATCTCTGTTGAGAGAATGTTTGCTAACTCAGCCTCAGCATCCAGACCGTGGATTGCCTTAAGGTCTTGTGCCAGTTCCAGGGTGTACTCAGCCTTGAGTGCTCTTGACTTTGCAGTAACAGCAAGCTTCTCGATGCTGAATGCCATCTGGTTGAACTGATCCCCATCAGCACCACCAAGTGCTTCAGCAGCCTGAGTGGACATACCTTGACCAACTCTGTAGTCAAGACCTGTTGCACCAGCACTGTTCAGAAGTGCAGGGTTGGTTCCATCATTTCTTGCAGCAGTTGCTCCAAGTCCTACGAAACCAGTGGTTCCGAAACCAACAGAAGCACCATCAGAACCTGTAACATATCCACCTTGAGTCAGGTTATATCCATCATCCTGACCGGAGTATGCGGTATCTGCTTCATCATACAGAGCCTCTCTACCGTTCTGATCGACATACTTGCTTCTCATTGCGAAGATGAGTCCAGTAGGACCGTTCATTGGCTGAACGCCAGCAAGATCATATGCAACCAGATTAGGCATTGAACGTCTGATCAGTGAGATCAGAACAGGATCGAAACCTGCTACTGGAGCAGATGCACCACCTGAGAAACCGGCAGCACCAGTTGCACCAGGATCGGTATTGATGTTAGGAGCATCCTCTCTGAGGAATCCTCTCTCTTCCTTTAAAAATCTTTCTTGGTTTTCTAACAGAACCGCAGTAACCGCCTTTCTATAAGGGTCCTTGATTTCATCAAGTCCATTTGCCTCAAGAAGTGGTTGCCACTTGTTCTGCAATTGTTCTGAAAGGAACATTTGCGTTTCTCCTTGTTTAGTCTTGTTAAGTGTTTTTAACTACAAATATTTAGTATAATCTAAATTTCACTTAGAGTATTTGCCAAGTGCTTTCAGGTACATTTCCATTTGGGGACCATAATCTTGGGATGATTCCTGAATAAGCATTTCCTCTTTTGATGAGTTTACTGGTGCTTTTGTAAAATATGACTCTTTCAGAGTCTCCAGTTTCTCACGATAGTCTTCCTCACTTTCAAACTCAACACCTTCAGCAAGACTTGCAAGCTTTTCCTTTTGGGTTAATGCTAATCCTTCAGAAACATCATTTAAAATTGTGTCACTTACTGCTTCACTAAGTCTTCTATTTAACTGAACATTTCTTTCGATTTGTTCGTTGAGTTTTTCCTCCATTTCATCTAGTCTTTCGACCATTCCTTCTAATACATCATATTTCTCTTCAGGGATTTCTACATAATGTTCTTCAAAAAGTCCTTTAAGACTTGACATAAAGGACTCGGTTAATTGTGATTTAATTCCGGTTTCTACTTGAAGTGCGTTTTCAACTAACCACTCTTCGGAAACATATTCCAGGTATGAATCAACTCTTTCGGTTAATTCATCTCTGATTGCGGAAACTTCCTCTACAAGTCTTGCAGCATACTCTTCGTCGTATGCTTCAATAACTTGGATGAGTTTGTTCTTAATTGCAGCTTCGAAAATGATTGCTGCCTTACCCATAAACTCTTCAGATAATTCTTCACCTTCCATTAAGGCATCGATATCATCTGAATAGTCGATTTTCTCGTGAATAATTTCATCTAGTCTATCTGATAATGAAATTAATTCTTCCTCTTCTGTCTCTTCTTCGACAACTTGATCTTCGAGATCATCTTCTTCGGAGATAACATCCTCATCTTCAAGTTCAGTCTCCTCATAGCTCATGGCAGACTTATTTGCATGTGGCATTGGATCGGGTGCTTTTGCCCCTTTGTTTACCACATTGCTGACTTTGGAAAGAGATTTTGCAGGAGTCTTTAATTTGTTAGACTCATCAGTAGGTCTTGAATTCTGAGGAGTAGGACCTCCTAGATCTTCTACTGAGTTGTTGAGACCTTCACCTGGAATGGTGCCTTTTGGCATTCCTTCAGCAGGCTTTGCGTTCTTGTTAACTGCAGTGGTGGATTTTTTAGTAGATACTTCCATTTCTTGTAAATCGTTACCGACACTCATTTTTATTCTCCGAATAAAATCTTTTTATTAATTTATTCTATATTTATTTATAAATTATAGATTTGAGAGATACATTCCAAGGAGTTTCAATTTATTCTGCTCACTCAATCTCTTTCCTCTAGAAAGTTTTTCTATGGTTTGCTTGGTTCTTTGAGCATTCATTTCCTTTAGAACACCACCTTCCCATACCCATTCTTTTCCTTCCATAATTCCCTGAACAAACGCATCAGGTGCAGATGGATCGGCAACAATATCAGCAGCAGTTGAAAGCATAAAGTCTTCACCTACATACTTGATGCCATTTCTCTCTACCAGGGAACCAATTCCTCTTGATGAAACTCCAAGAGTCACTCCCTCACCAAGAAGAGATTTTGCAATATTTCCCATAGGAGTATCCAGCAGTTTTGCCTTTCCTATGAAATTATTACCTTCTCTATGAAGAGAAGTAATCATATGAGAAACTCTATCCAAATTGACGGTTGGTCCATCTGGATGTCCAAGTTCTCCAAGTGCTCTTCCTTTGGTGATAAATGAATCATTATATCTTTTTACTTCTCTTTCTAAGATTGTAAGAGGATAATTTCTCCCATTTCTATTAGTCACTTCTGCTTGAAGAAATGGACCTTGAATATAAAGAGTTTTTACTCCATCTTTTTCTTCAGTAATAATTTGTACTGATTCGATTTCTTCTGTGATTAATTTCATGAGATTAATTTGTAAATCCTACTTTGTTTGCTTTAATTGCCGAAGATGTCCAAATTACGTGGGATGCAACTTTTTCTATAAATTCTACGGACCCTGCGGGCATAGCAAAATACGAAGTTGTTGCAGCTCCTACAGTGGAAGAAATGCCAACGGTAACAATTCCAGATTGATTGTTATATAATCTAACTAAGGTTGCATATGAAATGCTAGTGGCAGCACCAGCACTCGTACCTGTAGTTTCTTCAGTCCCTAAAATTTTAGTTCTTTGCATTATTCTTCCTCTTGACTAAAAATTGATTTTGCGACTATTGGAGTTAAATTGCTGATATTATCCGCAGATTTTGTATAAAGAAGTTCTTTAATTTTATCTGAAATATTCTCAGCAGTTTCTCCACTCAGCATCATATCCATCAATTCATTGGTTCCAGTCATAACTTTATTTTGATTTAATAAAACTATTTATATTTCTGCTGCTTTGCTATTCATTTTAGTCACTGAAGAACTCGCATCAAGATTAGGTTCCATTGGAACTTGTCCCATCATTTGTCCATCAGCACCTGGCATTATAGGTTGCCCATCTGGCCCTAATGGAGGAACTAATTTTGGATCTGGATATGCACCATCTTCGATCTCTTTCTTGATTAACTGATCTTCATCAACAATCTCTTGGTCGGTTTGACGTAAGATCTTACGTCTTACATAATCTTGAGAATAATACGTTCCAATATATGGTTGAATTGCGACCATAAGATTCAGTCTTTCATTCATCAACTCAGTATCTTTCAGTTCTGAGAAGTGTCCATCATACAGATAATCATATTGAATATGATCACTCATTATCTCCCAATCTTCTGGTGTTACGATATTCTTCAGGATTAACTGAGTTTTTAGCATATCGTGGAAAAGATTACTGAATCTTTTTCTTAGTCTTCCCACAAATTTACCAAACATCAATTCATCTCTGAGAATCTCTGATGAACGTCCTAGGTTAAACCCTCCATCGGAGGCAGTTCTAGATTCTGGAACGTTTAATGATCTAAAAAGTTTCTTTTGGAAATATTGAACGTCAGTAAGTTCACCTAAGTTCTGACCTCCAGGAAGAGTCGTGATTTCTGTTCCCCTTCCACCTTCTCGTCTAGGAAGCCAAAAGTCTTCCATCATACTCATAAACTTCTTATCATCACGCATCTCACCAGTATTGGCATCATATACTAGTTTGTTACGATACCTGTTCATAACATCTCTAAGATATTGCTCTGCCTTTACTTTGGGAAGGTTGCCCACATCAATATAGAAGATTCTTCTTTCAGGTGCTCTCGAAAGTCTATAAATCACCAAAGCATCTTCAATCATTCTAAGTTGATTGAGTGACTTAATTGCTTTATGCAGATATGATAAGGTGAGTTGCCTATTTCTATCTACTAATCCGGAGGTTACATAAGTAATTGCATCTTTTGCAATTTTAATACCTTTATTAGTCGATCCAACTTTTTGTACACTTCCTTGCGGATAATATATAAAAAATTCATCAATTTCTGGAGCAGTAAATGAAGATAAATTAGTTGGATCAATATCGTTTAAATAGTTTCCACCTAAATTTATATTTTTATTTTTTTGTTTTTGTTGACGAACGAATCTTGTTTTTAGAGCATCAATATATCTTATATCCTTAATTCCCTCGTGAGGATTTTTTAAATCTATAACTTTATGATATATGAGTCTTCCATCAACGTACCAATTCTTGAATATTTCGTGTGCCTTTTTATCAAAATTTAATAGATCTTTAATATATTTAAATTCTTCTCTTATAATTTTCTTAAGTCCATCACTAGCATTTAAGTTGCTCAGTTCAATCTCAACTGGAGAATCATTTAAATCACTCACAATAGCTTCATTTACGACATTCTCAATGGCACTATCACACTCTGGGTGCAGTGCCATTTCTCGATATCTTTTAACTAAATCATATTCATTTCGATATACTCCTTCAATATCTACATATTGGCCATAAAATCCACTAGTAAGATAATAGTCAACCCCATCCTCGTTATTTTCGGGGACGGGGGAAACTGTATTCTTGGATAATTTATTGTCGTCCTCAATAGAGAACCCAAATAATTTTGCCATATTATAATTGTAAACTTTCTACTATTTAGACGATGGAATTATCGTTAACTGAACCACTTTCATCATATGCCTCAAACCACTGAACTTGAAGATCTACTGAAAACTCTTCAATTTCATTTTCGTTATTATATGATACATCAATCTGAGAAACGTTAGTTGGGAATACTCCAAACATTCTATACTGTCTTAAAATTTTAATCGCAGTATCATTCTGCTCACCCCTAACATTTAATGCACCAACAGGACCTCTTGATAATTGCGAAACTATTGCATTTATTTGATATCCCTCTGGTCCAGTAGTTACATTTGATCCACTGCCATCAGATACTTTAGTGATAAAGTTCATCCATCTCTCAAAAATATTTCTCCACTTAAAGTTTTCATCATTTATTACGGTAATTGTCCAGACATCGAATGTTCTATCTCCGGCAATTTTCAGAGTTCTTCCTCTAAAGGGAACTGGAATTTCTGCAATTGTTGATGCTGGCAGTGCTGCTGACTTTATTAACATACTATCATCAGCAGTTACTGAACCAATATCCCCTGGGAAATTGAAATTTGATGCTGGAGAATCTCCAAAGTTTACTTCGAATAGATTGCTTCTAGCACCACCCCCAATCATTTGGGATTTGAATTTACTAATCGTTCTATCTTGAAATCTGATGTTGTTTCCGGTTGCCATTGTTTTTTCTCCTATTTAGATTAGAATGTTCCTACTACGCTTTCAAAGGAAACCCCAGTCCTCGTAGCAATGAATGTCAGTCCAATAAAGTTGATAGAACGAGCAGGTTTTACATAGATATCGGCAACAAATTCATTTCTATCTATCACTGCTGGGGTATTATTTGACTCATCGCACACTAATAGGAAGTCACTAATTCCTCGTTTTGCCTGAACCTCTCTGAGGTATGGTTCAACAATATTGATAAAGTTTCCTCTAGTTGCAGCATCGTTAAATTCGAACAGTTGAGCATCCGCAGCACTTCTAATCGCATTTTCAATCGCAATAAACAGTTTTCTTACGTTGATTCTATCGAATGCAGAAGTGTATGAAAGTGCTGTCTTATCCCCAAATAGCACTGAACCAGATCCAGGATATGTGATTACTGGATTAACTCTATTTGAATAAAGTTCATCACGAGCATCTTGATCTGGATTATATGATAGTTTTATGACATTCTTCAGAGTTCCTCTTGTCTTTCCTGCAGGAGAGTACCAAGGATATTGGTTAATGTCAGTTCTTACTGCAACTCCAGCAATATCTGCAGAACAAGGAATATAAACATATTGCTTGTTAAATCTATCGTAAATGTATTGATATCCAGAGTCAAAAACTGCATATGAAGAAGAGGTCAATGGAGTAAAGAATGATAACACATTTGCAAGTTTAGTTGCCTCACTGGCAACATTAACAGTTGCTGCTCTATATGGGGAAATAAATGCTAAGCAATCTTTTCTTGCCTCAGCAGCTGTTATAAGGTAAGATGCTCTTGCTTGCTCAAATTGGGCAGAACCAGCAGCACTACCTTGTATGAGATAAGCAATATCTGCTTCAACTCTATTTGCTAATCTATCAATTGCAGATGCTAAGTCAGATAATTCTAGTGAATACCCTCCAACATTAGTATCTTGATTAGGGGCAGTAGAATAATCTTTCCCTCCTGAGAGAACAAATGAAACGTTACCAATCGAATTGAAATCAGTATCAGTTGATGATGCTCCCCAAACTCCTAATGAAGTTGAAACTGGAGTGAATCCAGAAGAGAAATTGGAAGGGACTTCAGTTGTTCCCCAATAAGCATCGGTTCCTAATACATCTCCAGCAAAAATGTATCTAGAATTTAGTGAGATATAATCTTTATAGTATACCTGTTCGGAAGGAGAAATTACAGTATCTGTTGCTTTAGAAAGATTTCTAAAGACTTCTAGAATTTCTTGGGGAGTTCCGGAAACTGGAGATGCTTTGGCATTATCGACAATTACAACGTGAAGTGCATCATTGCTTCCGTTTCTACTGGAAACGTATTGATTAGTTCTTGGTTTTGCGGCAACTGATTTCCAGAGAATAGTTTGCCTGTCTCCATTTGCGGTGTTTAAGATGTACTGCTGATTATACCAATCGGAAATAGTAGTTGGAGTCAGGACACCAGAATTGGAAACTGAGGTAACTGCAAAAATTTCTCCAGATGTTGGATTTCTTAGGTAATCTCCAGTCGTCACATTACCAAGACTATTGAGTTGAAGTTGAGTTCCTGTGGAAGATATTCCAGAAGAAACGGTAACATTACCCACAAGAGGATTAATTATCTTAATCACACTATCATCATCGTGATCAGCATCAGTTGTTCCCAATTGACCTCTGGTGACTATAATTTCATTTCCAGTAATTGATGTTACTGCAATCAATTCCGAATCAATTAAAAGATAAGTTGACGTTGTAATTCCCGCATTACTAGAAACATAAAGAACATTTTCTCCGTCTAGTAATTGCTCTCCTCCTTGCATATCGAGAGTAGTAGTTCCTATTACATCAAGTGTCGTGAGAGACTCAGATGTTGATATTGTAGATGCTGTAGTCTCTAAAGATCCTCTGCCAATAGTAACTGCAGTAACTCCTACTCCAAGTGAACCATTAACGTAGATGTTATTATCCGTATCAAAAGAATAAATTCCTCTTTCGGTATATTCTTGATCTGTTTCGGTTCCCTCAATGGTTTTGCTGACTACTTTTACATAGAATTCAGAATTTCCGATTCCGGAAACAATTCCTTTTATGAATCCACCAGTTACTGCCTGAGTAACTCCGGCACCTACTGAAATGCCATTTGTATTAATTCCAGAGAAAATTTGATCTGCAAAGTTATCAATTACGCAAATCTTAAGACCATCTGCCCAATAACCTGGGTTTCTTGCTGCCCAGTAATAACCAGATGCAAATGATTCCTGGTAATCTTCATAATTTTTTAATTTCAGGTCAGTTGATGATACTGCAACACCAGCATTCGCATTCTTTAAATTGGCAGAATCTGCTCTTACAACCCTTAAACTACCACCATATGACATAAAGTTGGATGCTGAATACCAGTACTCATAATGGTAATCAGTCATTGAAGGTGGACCAAAAATGTCTAATAAATCTCTTTCTGATGTTATAGTAGTTACTTCGTCTACTGGACCTCTGGAAAATGGTGCTGCAATTCCTGCTGCTAACTGGGAAGTGGGATTAACCGAACCTCTAGTTAAATCTACTTCTCTAATTGAAATTCCTGGAGATGATAAGCTTAAAGCCATTTTGACTCCTCTAACTGCTTCATTTTTTATCTAAAAGTATTTATAAATTTGCCCTTTTATCTATACTCCCACATATATGACCTATCTCCATACTCATCTACGTGCCATATGTCTCCATCTTTATCAATAAATTCTTTCTCATCATCAATTCCAGTTAAAATGAACCCAAAAGGTGCCATATCTTGATCAATTTGTTCTTTTTGTTCTTGATATAATCTCTTTCTTACATCTTGATCAGTCAGTTCCTTAAAATAATCCTGAGCAACTAACCAGGCATAAATGACTAAGCACATTGCTAAGTCATCATTACAACCATCTTCTGCTTCAAACGAATTGTGTTTTTGAATGAAAGTTGTCAACTCACTAATAATTTCATAATCATTGAAGATCAATTTATCTTCTTCAATCATGGTCTTTAGATTTAAGCATCCAACTTTTTTCACAGTCTTTGACATCTTTAATCCAAGTTGAGTTTTCTTTCCAGAGAATCCTTGCCCTACTATTTGACCTGCTCTACCTCTCATAGAACACATAAGGAGATTTTGGTACTCTAGATCATATTGAATGATTGCTGCTACTTGATCCCCTACATCATTGACCTCACATAAAATAAATGCACTATTATATGCTTTAGCAACATCGTATATAATTGAAGGGAATATCATAGGTTTAATTTCATTATTCCTATATTTTGCGACTATTCTATGTGGAAAAGTTGTGATATCAAATACTACAAATGCCGAATAATCGTTTCCAACTCCCCTCGCAACGTCAACTGTAATTACATAATCATGCTCCTTCTTTGATTCTTCATAAACATCCAACCCTTTATTTTGCTTAATTGGATTATCATATACTAAACTTTTCAACTTACTTGGAGCAATTAAGGTATCTACTGATCCTAAAAATTCGCACTCAAACTCAACTTTGAATTGCTGCTCAGAAGTATTGGCAATAGTCTGTGCTTTCCATTTAGAGTCTCGTCCAGGAACTTCTGACCAATGAACTTCAGTAGGAACGTATTCATTCATTCCTCGTTCTGCATCGTGCCACATCCTATAGAAATGATTCATTCCATATGGAGTGGAAACTATAATAACCTTAGTACTTTGTCCAGAAGAAATAGTTGGATATACTGAAGCAAAGAATTGATCTGCAATATGATTTGGAATAAACGCAAATTCGTCCAAGAAGATGATATTATATGATCCACCACGAACTGCAGATGCCGACGTAGAAGCAGCTAGGATCTTTGATCCATTCTCTAACTCCATAGATCCTTTATTCCAGGCAAGAATGCCCTGCTGCAACCATTTGGGGAGATTTTCATACGCAGTTTGCAATCTCGATAAAAGATCTCTGGCAGTAGATGCTTTGTTTGCAAGAATTGCAATATTAACATTATCATTAAAAATTGCATAATGTAGAAGATACGAAACCACAGTAGTGGATTTACCTGTCTGTCTAGGCATTTTACAGATATTAAATCTGTGATGATGAAAGTTTGAAATTAATTTTTCCTGAAAATGATATGGTTTAAATAACTGAAGACCGTGATCAAGTGTTACGATTTGGACATAATTTTTTGCAAAATATACAGGATCATTTTTACATTTAACAAATTCAATAATTTGTTCTTGTGTAAATTCTATAGGAGTATTTGCCTTTTTTAATAAAGGATTGCCTAAGTAAACATTATCACTCATAGTTCATTTTTAATTAATAGTATATCAAAAGCAGCAGTATATCTTCCATTATTGCTTCTTGTAGAAAGTCTTATATCGATATCTGAATGTTGTGACAATTGAATTGGGAATGCAAACTTATAAAAATATTCTCCCCCAGAACCACTGACTTCAAAAGTATGACCCACTCTAAATGCTTGTCCAGATGTATTATATCTTACCATCATATATCCAGTTGCATCAGCACCTGATTGTGCAGAGCATACTCCTTGGTATAGAAATGCAGTATATCCATTTGGCACTGTATATACTGACATTAAAGTTTGTCCAAGTCCTGCATTAATTCTAAGGACCTGTGTACCATCCCTTAAAAAATTTAATTGACCTACGTTAGTAGAACCAGTCTTTACAAATCCTCTATAAACTCTTTTAAAGATCTTAGTGCCAGTCACTTGTCCAGAACTAGATAATGTAAAATCCTCCTCTATAATATCCCAATTTGAATCAAGTCCGACGATAGTTATAACTTTGCCACTATCACTTGCACTTACTTGTTCAGCAACAAGAACTCCTGGAGTATCAAATGCATTCCACGGATATAATGTATCTGGTTTGTCCCAAACACTTGCCGTTACGTTAGTTGATTGCCCCGGAGTTGCTCCAAATTTATGTATTGTTGATGCACCACGAGTTTTTCCTCTAGCAACATTCAACTCAAATTCTTCATCCCAAATATAATTTTTAAATCCCATAAATTAAATCCACTCTAGTTTTGATGGGTGATATCTACTTACTTTTGTGATGTTTGTATTCTTTTCAATTGCTGGATATATGTTATGTATAATTGCACCTGGATATTCACTTTGAAGTTGCTCTGTAAGTCTATCCTTTGCGGGAATACCATTTTCCGAAATCATATCTACTCTGTAAATACTTCCTTGCCAAACAAAATCTACAGAGAATTCTTCTCCCATTTTTTGGGGAGTTGATTGGGAATTTATGTTTAGGGTTCCATTAAAATCCCCAGAAATATTAATACTTTCTGAGATGAATTGATTGTAACTTTTCATTTTAGCAATTCCACGATCTTAAGGACTTGTTAATTCTGCTATTTGGATCACTTGCAGTCTTCTTTGATGTAAGTTTTTCTTTCATCCCAGACATACGGGCACAGAATGATGCCCTACGAGGATTTCCAACTTTCTTTGAAGGTGCTTTGAGATCTGATCCTGGATTCTCGTTTTCATATGACTTCCTGCCTTTTTCATTTAGTCCACCTTCTCTATTCTTCCCTTCTTTTCTTTGCCAGGCAGCAACTTCAATCATAAACTCATCATAGGTTTTTGATTCGGAAACCTTTTCGTCACTAGACATATACTCTGCTGCAGTGTCAATAAAATCTGCTGCTCTAGTGATCTTGGATTGTACCCAAGCAGGAAGTTGTTGATTTCCTTTAGTAATTAATTTTCTTAAAATAGCAACAGATCTATCGATCTGGTCAAATTCAACTCTTGCCATATATCCTTCTTCATCTTTCTTCTTTCCAGAAGCAATTTCCTTATGATCCTCATAAACAACTTCTTCATTTGCTGGATGAATTGAGGCAATACTATACTTTCTCCACATAGCAGGACCCCAAGAACATTCTGCCTCGGTTTCGTGCTTATTGCACAGTAGACAATATCTCTTCCCAGACAGCATTTCTCTATTATTGTCTACAGATTCTTTTACTGGAGATTTTTTCTTTTCCATCTTTTTCAATCTTGAATAGTAGTCTGGTAATTCGTCCAAATGTTGAAGTGCAGTTATTTCTGCTACTTTTTTACTTGTAGTATGCTCAAACTCAACTTTAGTTCCTAATTTTACCTGCTTAATTATATGATCCAATGGAAGTTTATGCTTCTTGGCAATTTCTTCAGCAGTTTTATACGACCTAATTGGTCCTTTAGGGTCTACCATAACCTATACTATTGTTCTTTATTATTTAGAAGTCCTTGTTTTATGAGTTTAGATAACTCTGCGGTTGATCCAACGAATAGTGCATTATTAACTGTAGTTGTACCTCCTTTAGTTGGAGCATCCAAGTCTTTCATTTTCTTCTGCAAATCTAGAAGTTTATCACTTACATCACCTACTGATTTTATTAGTTGTCCCGCAACTTCATATGCTCTAGGGTGGTCTGAACTTTGGGCAACTTCAAGTATCCCGTTAATTGCTTCTTGTCCTTTTTCTATAAGATTATATAAGTTTGCTCTGGTATATTCATAATCCTTTTTAGGATCATCGGGCATTTCTACAATTTTAGTAGGTTCTGCATCTACAGACACTAACTGAGTCTCTATGTTCAATGCCTTTTCAATTGGATCAAATTTACTATTACTTGTCATTGTATTACATCCACATCAATTCCTTGGGAATTACTGTATTGTTTAAAGTCAGAAAACTCTTCTAACTGTTGATTGAATCCGAAGTCATCTCCATACTCAATCAACGGATCATCCAATGCATTAATAACTGAATCTTCATTATAATCTTGAAGTGCTTTTGGAGTAGAGGTATATCTTATCTCTCGTCTGGCATTTAAGATTGCATCTGTAGCATAATCGACCTGAACTTTCTTAATGAGACCAGATGAATTATCTGGGATCTCATTGAAGATGTAAGTTTTTGCAGTAAAGTTTAGAGTATAATATAGAAGTCTTCTTTGTTTAAAATCTTCCTCGTAAGTATCTCTAAAGTTAATTCTATTTAAAATTACCGGAATATCTTTTATCTCAGAGATTTGAGGAATCAAGTTTACACTAAGATTAAATGATGGTTGAAAAAATGGCAAAATTTGTTCTACAATTTGAAGAACATCATCTTGTATTTTTGCAACTATAGTAAGTTCAAACCCAATATCATATGGAACTGGGAGATATATATTTTTTATTTCCTTGCCATCTACTACACTTACTGCTTTAAAAGTTTGTACTGTAGATGCTTTTCTTGCTGGGGCATACTCAATAGTCGTCATTTCAAATGACATTCTTGGTAAAGTAGTTGCTACTCTTCTGTTTCCATCTGGGGATTGCTCAACCCTAGATAGAAACTTTTGAATTGGACCATATGCTAGAGGAACTTTCAATGTTGACAAAGGAACATCAGCAGAATCTGAATGCTTTATTGTTATATTATTAAATAATGTTCCAAATGCAACTACTGTTTTATGAATGCACTTATTGTAAAAATAATTCCCAAGCATTTTAATTGTCCTTAACTATATTATGTATGAATTAAGCTTCCCCAAATGGGTTTAACTCACTGAAATCTAATATTTCATCTGCCTCCTCTTCTATGACTTTATTATCGTCATATACGGTAGATGAAGTTGGAGTAACATACTCCTTGATAATATATGTAGCACTTGAACTTTCCCCCGTTATAATTTCACCTGGGATAAAATCAGTTCCTATTCCAGATACTTTTAATTGCTTTGTATATGGATCCCAATTCTGAACGATTCCCGTTACCTCAGTTATAGATGATGTCACATTCTCTCCAAATATGAAATTACCACTGGCAACACTTGATCCTGCACCTATAGTTATTGTGGGAGCAACAGTATAACCAGCACCTGCGTTTGTGATTCTAATTTCAAACAATCCTCCTGTGGGATTTAGAACTGCTTCTCCTGTTGCAGTAATTCCTCCTCCTATCGGAGAAGAGAATGTGACTGATGGTGGGGAGTAATACCCACTTCCTGGGGAAGTTAATGTGACAACTCCAATGCCTCCTGAAGGTGATATAGTTGGCAATACACGTATTCCATATCCACCACCACCAAAGAAAGATACTACAGGCAAATCGGTAGAAGTGTATCCTGTTCCTGGATTAGTGAGTAAAACTTTTTGTAAACTTTTTCTAGATAACAATGATCTAGATTCTGTCATAATACCAATTGCCTGAGCCTGTATCCCAGAAACTGGAGACTCGATTACTATAGAAGGAGTTGATGTAAATCCGTATCCCTCGTCAATAATTTCAATAGTCTGAATACCTCCAGAAACAATTGAAGTGTATGCTGTAGCAGTTGATCCTATTCCTGATAATGTTAATAGAGCAGTGTATCCAAGATCCTTTACCTGATAATCTATATTTTTAACTCCGGTCTGAATTTCATCATCTTCAAGTTCATATACTTCACACCTCAACTCGTAGATGTAATTTTTTTGAAGTTGATAGAATGGTTTACTATTTTCTGCATACTTAATTTCCAATAAACTGTCAGTCATGGGAACATAAATCAGATCTCCTTCGTTTGGTCTTAACCCACTCTTCACATTAGAGATATTTTTCATAAATTCGGATATATACAATTCAAATCTTTCTCTAGAAATGATTAAGGTCATTTCATCAGTTACTTTGACTCCAAATTTACTCATTAATACACTATTAGCATCAAATCCCTCATAGTTCATTATGTAAGCTTCAATTGGAAATGCATTTTTAAATTTTGAATAAATGACATCTCGTATTACCTTCCCCTCAGCAAAAATCTGCCTAGGAAGATAATATACTTCTACCCCATAAATCTTCAATTGCTCATTAACTAGATCCTGAACAAGAGATTGTTCAGTATTAGCACCTTGTAAGAAAAATGAGTTTAACATACTATCCTATCAGATCCATAGGTGGAAGTTCGAACTCTAGCATCATTCTATCTTGAATATCCTGGAGGTCTTTTTGTGCATCATCATAAATTTGCCTTCCATTAAGTTCCACTCCTCCTGGAAGTTTAACTCCCTGGAACTTAATTAAGTTCTGCCCCCACTGCCTCTTTATAATTGCGGTCAAATATAACTTTAAGAAATAATCATTCCAAACTTTAGGATAATCATTTGGATCCAAAATTCTATAACACTCTATGAGCAAGTAATCATCAACTTGCAATGTGTCCCAACTTGTATCAATATACAATCTGTCTTGTCTTTTATTGAATCTAATTTGACGTTCTGGGTTTACTATCCAATCAATATCTTCCAAATATCTTTTAGTTACATAATAATTCAACATTTCAGTTGAACTAAACCAATAGATGTCATTTAAAAATAGTTGATAATTTATATTGAATAAGTTTGATGCAATAGTTCTATTGCTCAATTTAAATACTCTTTCTATGCCTATTACGGTCTCTGGAACTGGTATATAATTGCTATTCTCTTCCCATAGGGCAGTTCCGATTCCGGAAGTTCCTGTAGTAGTTACTATCCCTGCAGAAGAGTTTCCTCCCCTTGCTCTACCTCTATCTTTATCCTCTTGAGTTATTTTGTATTTTAGAAACATTTTTTCGACACCATCAAAGTGCCTTTCTTGAAAATATTGCAAAGCATCATCTACTAGATCATCAAGTTGCTCTTCGGCAACATTGATTTCTAGAACTGGAGCACCAAGTTTTCTTAGGCAATAATTGATTAATTCTTGTCTTGATGCAGGTTTTGCCATTATTCTAACTTTTTAATTATTTATTCTGATACTAAAACTTTTAAATTTTGCATCATCTCCTCTAAAGAAAAATATAATTTGACGTAACATTTGCATATATTTTTCAATTCATTGATATTATCACATCCCTCAATCTCTCTAGATATTTTTTCAAACTCAAAGAGTTTGGACATACTTGTGAGTTTTATACTTTCAGGATTCATTAATAATCTCCCTTAACATACTTTTAATTTCATTAATTGAGGATCTGATGTTATGTATATCGGATTTTATAACATCAATTTCTTCTCTTCTTCTTTTGTTTGATTTTCTAATGCGATCATAATTATTAGATTCAATAGAAT